ACCCCTTCGGGGGTACACACCGAGAATCGGCGGACCCCTTCGGGGGTACACACCGAGAATCGGCGGACCCCTTCATTAACTTAGTTTACTGGCTTTGTTGCTTATGTATGTTTTAAATTCATTTTCACCATAATGCATAAATTTTTTTATTGCCTTTCCAAATGTATCATCAATTAAACCTGATAACATAATTATTTTTTTTAAATCACTTGCATTGTATTTTCTAATTGGACCTGATACTTTAACATCATAAGCCAATGAATATGCACAATAATGTGTTAATTGTCTATTTCTAATATACCCATATCGATTTGAAAAATTAATTAACTCTGCAAAAAAACACCTCAGTTCTTTATCTTTCGGGTCTAAAAACGATTTAAAAATCGGTAATTCGGTAACTTCTTTATTTAACATTAAAGTTGACCAATATATTTGATTTCTTTTAAGTTCTTCTTCTGTTGAAATTTTTTTTAATGTTGTATATTTACTAATATTATCATCAAAGTTGTAATATCGATTTAAAAAGTACTGAATTTGTGCTGTAAACATTAGATGTTTAATAATAATTAAATTAAAAATAATTTCAGAATTTTCAAAAGCAGTTTTATTATTTTGTTTTTTTGTATATTTTTTACAATTTTGAATAAAACTGATTCTTTCGTGTATTTTTTTTGTATCACACGTGCAATATTCACCAAAGTCAATCATTTTTACAATTTGCCCATCTTTCCTAAACATAAAGTTGAGTAATTTTGCATCAATACACGAAAATCCATTGCTTACCATTTGAAAAATAATTTTAATCATTTGGTATAATACATCTCTTTTAACTTCATATGTAAAATCATTACTTACCATTACTGTTTGGCAATCAAAATCATATTTTTCCATAATCAGTAGGATACTTTTTTCTTTTTTTGATTCACGTTGTGTTTGAAATTGTAATCCCTCATATAAACAAGGAGATAAATTAAGCTCTGACATTTTCTTAAAAACATTATATTCTTCATCCATACCAAATTGTTTCATATTGTCATTTACTAAATCAATGTATTTTACTGCAACTTGAATCTTTTTGTTTTCATATTCACAATCCGCTGAATATACTTGTCCAAATGCTCCACTACCCAATTTTTTTGTAAATTGTACGTTTTTAAATTTTTTACTTTGGGTATTTATGATTGTTTCTAATTTCTGTACCCTCAATACATCATCATCTTTATCTTGGTCAATAATGTAAATATCTTCCAACTCACAATCAATTAACGGCATCTTGATTTATAAAACTGAAATATTTTAATTTAAAAACAAAAAATAATAAAAATTATAAAAAAACAAAGGACACAAAAACACAAAAAACAAAAGATGGAAGCATTTAAACAACTTTTTGATATTACTGAAAAACAGTACCAGGAGATCATCCACGAGTACGACCAAGAACAAACAATTGAATTGTTAAATTGCTTTGAAGAACACTATGTATCTTCGATTATAAACAATGATTTAGGTATTGGTGATAACGCTCCTTTGATAGAAGCGGGTCAAAAAACATTTTTAATGAATACAAAAGATGGAGTTGATGAAAAAAAACATGATATCGCACATTTTGATAAAACATTTAACCAACATTTGTATCGTGTTGCTGCATTGGGTCATAAATTAGCCTCTGAAAATCTTTTGAATCACGAAGTATTTTCTGACACGGAGGAACTTGATGAAGAAGTCGACGAAACCCCCACAAAGGATGAACCAATTAACGATAAAGAGGAAAGTCGTAAGAAAAGAAATAAAAAAAAAAAACAAAAACCAAAAAAACCTTACTTGGCAAAAATCAACCGAATTTACGATGTTTTATATCATTGGAAGTTGTTGTTTACTTCACTGTATTCTATCAAAACCAAGATTATATCAAACAATTTTAGTAGTCAAAATTCTTTGGGCTTAGATCGGTTTAGCCCATTAGAACCAGATGAGAATACACCCTATCAAAACTTGATTATATTTTTAATGGGTAAACTTCAAGAAAGGGGGTATAGACGTCAAGATGACCAATGCATGGCAAGGGTGTATACACAAAATGGAATGGATACCCATGCGTGGCAACCAGTAATGGACATTAAAAGATTTGTTTATTCCGAAGCACAGTTATTAGGAAACCATGAACAGTGGAAAAATCTATCTTGTGTTCCAAGTAATGCAAGTAATGCTGAAAAGTATTTACTAAACGTAGATGATCCAATACACTTTCCTGATATTGTTAAAGATAGAAAGTTGTTTTCTTTCAAAAATGGGATTTACGAATCGGATGCTTATGCTGATAGTAATGGAAATCACTATGATCGTTGGTATCCACATCTTAACAAATCGGAAGTTGGTTTAGATGAATTTGTATCATCAGATATACCTTCGGAGAGAAGTGCGTGTAAGTATTTTGATTGTGATTTACCTATCGATGAGGTTAAGAAAGAACGTAAAGATTGGTATAGTATCCCCACTCCACATTTTCAATCAATACTGGACTACCAAAAATTTTCAAAAGATGTATGTAGATGGATGTACGTATTCTTGGGTCGATTATTATATGAATTAAACGATTTGGATGCATGGCAGGTCATGCCACTGTTGTTGGGTAAGGCGAAAACAGGTAAAAGTACGATTTTAACAGCTGTATGTAAATTATTCTTTCACCAACTTGATATCGGCGTACTTAGTAATAATTGTGAAAAACAATTCGGACTTTCAGCCTTGGATGGTAAATTTTTATTTATCGCACCAGAAGTGAAAGAGAATATAGGATTAGAACAAACCGAATTTCAATCTATTATTAGCGGTGAAGATACAAACATAGCTCGTAAATTTCACACAGCAAAAGGTAAAGTATGGACAACCCCAGGTATATTAGCAGGAAATGAAGCTCCGGGGTATAAAGATAATCAAGGTTCAATATCGAGAAGATTGGTTATATTTGGATTTGATAGGAAAGTCCAAAGGGGGGATATGCGTCTATCACAGAAACTAAAAAATGAGATTGCGCATATTCTATTGAAATGTAATCGAGCCTACCTTGAAGCATCAAATAATCATGGATCTTGTGATGTTTGGACTGTATTACCAGATTATTTTTTGAAAACCAAACAATTAATGATCGAACAGACAAATTCTTTGATTAACTTTTTATCTAGCGATAGACTGAGATATGGCGAGGGTTTGTATTGTAGCAAACAGAAATTAGCAAAAGCCTTTAAAGAATATTGCAAGGAAAATTCATTAACCGCGTCGAAATTTACGAAAGAGATATGGCAAGGTCCGTTCGAGGAGAAAGGGTTGAAGGTAGAGAAGAAGCGATTATTAGACAAAGATGAGAATAAGAAGAGACGTTTAGATTGGGTCATTGGATGTGATCTTGACGATAATATGGAAGAATCAGAGCTTGGTGCATCACAAAGTGAAGTTGATTTATTTTAACTTGCGCGTTTATGTTTATTTAAAAAGAATATTTATTTTATTATTTTCTTTTTGATTTTCGCTTCCCAGAATAATAACTTTTCGCCTTATGATCTTTTACAGTTACAACTTTACATTTTAAAGGTCGTTTAACACCCTTTGCTGCCTTTGTACACCCCAATAATTTTGGAGAACAATTTTTAGCCCTAAATTTATTAAAATATTTGTACTTTTTCAATAACTCACTATGGTTTAACACCAAGCAACCGAGCTTCTTATTGACTAAATTTTTTATCTTAAACACCCAGAAGGTTAGATTCTTACGAGTTGACATTACTTTTTTATTTAGAGGTAATTTTTTTAGGAATATTTTATAACTATCTCTACACAAATTACACGGTAAAGTATCTCCAACTAACGTAAAAAATTTTTTATAATCGTTTTTTTGTTTTTTATTTGGATTGCGTTCAGGGTACCCTAATGCAGTAAATATCAAAGCATACCACATTGGCGCCCCAAATGCTCGCGTCCTAATGTTCGGGTTTTTAGGTTTATCTTTACTCTTTTTAACGGGCATTTATATTTACTAATAATAAATATATTATTTTTTTACATTATAAGGACGTGGTCGCCCTTCGGGCGACTTTGCGGCAAATTGTTGCCCGTAGAATGGATATCGATTAAATGGTCCACCCCCTACAGGTTTAGGGAATAAAGAATACTGATAATTTCCGTATATTCCCCTACGTTGCAATTCCTGCTGTTGCTTTTTGTTTAATGTATACTTCTTCATATATTAATTTAATCATAATAAATATAATTATTTTTATCCTTTAAATTCTTATTTTCTAAATCATTATATCTTGAATTAATCTTATACAAACATTTGCCTCAATACTTCATCGGCTTGATTGTGCATATCTTGAATATCTTCTTGTTGGAAATCATCTCCAAGTGTAACATTGAATTTGTTTTCGAATGAATGTTTAACACTTTCGAAATGTTTTTGATTTGTAAGAATCTCTTCCTCCACCTTTGGGATTGCGTCTTCCTTATTCTTTAATTTGGTTGTTAATTCTTGTATCTCACCTTTAATTTTATTTTGTGCTGTTGCCTTTTTTGTCTTTTTTGATCTTTTTTCTTTTCTTTTTATTTCGGCATTTAAATTTTTTATGTCTTTTTCAATATATTCTTTATTTTTTTCAGATAGAATCAATTTATATTTACTTTCATAAAGCATTTTTTCCATACGTATAAATTGTTCATTATTATTCTCTTGGGATTCCGTTGGTAGTCGTCCCAAGAGTATCAACTGCTCTTGAATCGCTTCACCCCTTGTATTCAATTCAAAGTTGTATTCTTGTAATTTTCTTATTTCATCGTGTGTCATTGTTTTACCAGAATCAAGCTCAGATTGAATTCTATGCTGCTCTCCTGATAAATATTCCATTTCCTTTAATAAGTTTTCCGCCTGTTCTTCTGGTGAAAGTTGCCCTACGGGCATTTTAATTGATGTTGTTGAATATTCAAAATCATGTATCTCTTGGTTTTGTTGTTCAATTTCACCACTGTATATTGCATCAAAGAGAAATCTGTGTCTAACAAATAAATCAAGTCGAAAATATTTTAAACTTCTTATCAATGATTCTTTATCACGAGTTTTTAAAATATTCGTAAAAGATTTAACCATTCGTTTCATTAAATCATATTGTTTTCGAACAAACGTAGCTTGATCATTTCCATAATTTGTTTCAATTTCAGTCATTTGTTTATGAAAAATTTTATGTATACGTTTTTTAAATATTGGTGGCGCTTCCTCGTCCTGGGTTATATCAAGTCCATCACCAATTTGTAATTCATTTATTTCGTGTATATATTTTATCGTGAGTGGTAACTCTTGGAATAGAAAACTATTGACTATATTTGGAGCTTCTGGTGATTCCCATTCATACAATTTTTTACTATGTATTGACAATAACACTTGGTCTAAATATAATTTTAAGCAATTAATAATATCATCTTTGTCGTAATTTTCCGGATTTCGAATGACTTTTGCATATTCTTTAATGTCTGGGTTTTTCCAAATATTTTTATAAAAGTCTTCATCGTAATAGTATGCGTTCAAATCTGTTGTTAATTCATTTAATCCATTTATTCCATTTATTCCATTTAACCCCCTATTAATTTCTTCTTGTAAATCATATTTAAACGCATCAAGATGTTTGATGACTTCATCTATTTCCAATCGATTTAAAAATTCAATATACATTTTAACATATCCTTGCATCAATTGAACCAATTTCTTATTTAAAAGGTTTTTGTCGGTGGTGTGTATTTCTTTAAAATAATTTTCGTATTTCTCAAATCCTTCGATTGTAAAAAAGTTAAGAATTTTCAACCGAGGAACAAATAAATAAGTTTTTTTAAAATTTTCAATATTTCGAATATCCGAACCAATGGTTAATAATAAACGTTTCATACATTCAAGGATATGTCCTTTTTTATATTTTTTAGGAGACCTAAAAATTTTTTCACACTTTTTGAAATCTCTTTTTAAGTGTTCCATTGTAATAATTTAATTATAATAAATAAATTAAAAATATGAAACTTTTACGGTTGCTCCTGAGTTACCTGAATCATCGGAATCGTATTCAGGAGAACTATAATCAATCCCCGATATATCGTCCAACAAAAGTCTTAATTGCAAAATTAAAAAATCTTTATCTTGTGTCTTTAAGAATTTAATATAAGAAAGAAGATAACTGGATACAAGGTTTACAACGTTGTCATTAAATGTGTCTATACTTTCACCTTCGTATAATTCATCACTGTTATTATTAGATTTTTCTGAATAATTTCTATACAATCGGTTGAATGCTTCAAGGTTGAATATCGGGTTACGTTGAAAAAATTGTGAATTGATAAATAATTTTAAACTTTCTTCTGTAATATTTACCACATAAATACTAAATAACATATGTTGAATACAATCACGAATTTGTTTTCGTGTATATTCTTCTGGGTTTGAAAATATTTTTTGACATTTACTATTATTATCATTTGCTATGGATAAGTGTTCTAAAAACAATTCATTATTATTGTATACAAGTTCGTTTACGTTCATATTGTCTTTTTTAAATGTAAAAAATTTTATTATTTTAAAGAAATTCAGGATAATTACATATTCCAGCACTGTAAGGATCTTTATTATCGGGGTCTCCGTAAAAATACCAAGAATTATTGTAAAAATTTGGATAAAACTTATCGAATTGAAGAACTAAACGATGATCTAATAAATTCACACTTGATTTCATTACTGTTTTGTAATCATTCCATTCTGTTGCTGTCGCTTGACGACCGTTTTCGTGACTTTGCCATATTGGTGGAACATCTCTTTCGGACGCAATTTGAAAGACACAATTATTATCTCCATCTTCAATGACCAAGAAATCGTTATAATTTGTCCCACTTGGATATGCTTGTGGTGATATAGACGTGACTTCACCATTCTCATTTGCTGTAATATCAACCAAAGTAGCTGTTTGCGATAAATTAACAGTACTTAGAAAACCATACATACTCGACGCCGGTTGAACGTATCCTGCTCCTACTGTTAATTGATTAAATGTGATTGCTTGTGTTGCTTGGTCAATCGTTAGTATTTCAGCTGTTGCGCTTATATTTCCATTTTGATTAAACGCGATCACATCACCTACAGTATATCGGGTAAGGTCCCAAAAATAAGGTTTTAAATCAGATGCAGTATAATCCAATACCTCACATTCGCCAGCACCAGTTGTCTCGAGTCCACATAAAGTGACTAAATTGTTTTGTGATAAATTAAAGGTTGAAACTGTCGTTCCAGATGGATAACTCGAACCACCATTTGTAAATTCTATTGGACTTGCTTTGATTGGTTTCGAAAGTTTAATTATTGCATTCGAGTCTCCACTCTCGATGATAATATTATAATCCAATTGATAACCATAATAAGCTTTTGTTGCAATTGTGGGTGGTATAACAATTTCAAGTTCAGTGATTGAACCATTGGTGTCAACTTGTAAAATATTTACGGATATATCGAACCCGTTTGCTGTTCCAAGTGTATTTACATCATAAACTGGACAAGACGTTATAAATGGTCCACCGACGGTGTATCCGGTACCCCCATCAAGAATAATTGGATTAAAATGAAGAATAGGTGTTAAATTATCTAGATCTTGAAAATATAAATCTAACTCACGACTAACGGGTACACGAAGGGTGAATTCAAGGTCTGTTCCTCCACCGCCCGATATTCCAACGATGTCCCCGAATTGATAACCAGTACCCATATTATCAAATGTAAGACATTCAACTTGACCCAATTCATCAACTTTAACAATAAAGACAGTACCATCTGTCCCTGAACCCCCTGTAATATTAAATGGTCCGCCTACGGTATATCCCGAACCTGCATTTGAAATAAACGCACGAACAGATTGTCTAAATGTTGCTGTATTACGTGTGACATAACTTACCCATCCAGTAGATGGTTCGTTTTGTGTTCCACCACCCGATACAGGTTGATTTGCGAGACTAATTGGAAAAGTTTGTTCAATTGTTTGTATTTGTCCCGGTGAACCGGTGTATGCGGAAGGTACATTGTGTAAAAAGGATATGTTATTTACTGTTCCACCAACTTTTACAGGACCGATAAGTACCGTTGCTCCTGAAAATACTGAACCTGGGTTATTCACATTTGCAAGATTTGACGTCAAGTTATCATAACTTGTTCGGTGTGTAAGTGCGTCTGAATAGAACAAAGAATGATACCAATACCCAGCCCCACCTTGAATAAGTTTTGCACTTGGTGAAACGATTTTCGAAACTTCATTTTTAAGTTGAAAAATACAATTCAAGTCTGAACCTTTTTGATTGACAAGGATAAGGTCATTGGTTTTATTGTTTCCAGGAATATTTATTAATTTTATTTCATCTATCGTACCTTGCAGACCAGAAGCAACAATCGACATTTCTACGCTTGGAAACGTTCCAATTGTTCCACCGACTAAGGTTCCTTGTGGTGCAGGATCTGATTTTGATGGTGTATCTGGCGAAAACGAAACAATCATTGTACTGTACAAAAACGTTCCGATTTCATATACATTTCTCCCGCCATTTTTAACAATACCAATTGTAATCGTACTTATCCCATCATTCGTTAATACTTCAACGATTGCCCAATTACTTGGATGATCATCATTCATCAAAGCAACAAATGTGCCAACTGGATACCGAGATACATCTGAAACATCGAATACAGAAACACTTGTAATAAATGAAATAAGGGCAAACGTGTTTTCTATCCCGGTATTGATTGTTGTTGTTGCTTCTATAATTAGATTATTTGCACTAATATTATAACCTTGCACAAAGTGATGTGAAACGTAATTTGAACCAAACGGATTTAATGTAATATTTGTTATGGTGTCTAACACCACACTTCCACAATTTTGATAATAAGAAATTGTACCTTTTGCCCAATTAAGTGAACCC